ACTTGGCACAGAAATCAGCAGAAGGCTGGCAGCAGCCGCGTCACAGCGTTGACACGCTTGGCAGTCTGGTTCTGAAGTCTGAACAGGTTAAAAACTTTATGCAAATGCGCTCTGGCTCTGTCCAGATCGAAGTTAAGAACACAATTATCGGTGAAGGTGGCTCGCCACAGAATCCGGTTGACACCATTGTGGCTCCTGATCGGCGTGATGGAATTGTGCCTGGTGCGTTTCGTGCTTTGTCTGTTTTGGACGTTGTGCCAATGGGTTCAACTTCAAGCAACCAAGTTCACTACACGCAGGAACTGGCGTTTACTAACAACGCAGCCGAGCGCGCGGAAGGCGTTGCCAAGCCTGAATCCAGCCTGACATTCCAACTGATTGAAGAGCCTGTGCGAACGATTGCACATTTCATCAAAATGTCAAAGCAGGTTCTTGACGATGCACCGGCTCTGGAAGGCTACGTTAATCGCAGACTGTCACACGGTGTTCGCAACCGTCTTGAATTCCAGATTCTGCGCGGCAACGGCACTAGCCCTAACCTTGCTGGCCTGTCTGCTTCAGGCAACCACACTGCGTATACACCAGCAACTGGTGACACCGCACTGGACAGCTTGAACAAGGCTAAATATGCGGCAATCGGCGCAGACTTTATGGCTGACACAATTTTTATGAACCCTGCATCATGGGGTGCAATTGAACGCGCCAAAGTGACCGGCGGTGCATATGTGCTTGGTGACGGCGCGGCAATTACCTATGTTGCCAGCGGCATGATCCCGCGCGTTTGGGGCATGAATGTTGTGCTGTCTAACAACGTGGAATCTGGCAAGTTTTACGTGCTGGATGTTAACGCTATCGAGATGATGTTGCGCCAGGCTGTAACAGTTGAAATGGGTTTTGTGAACGATGACTTCACCAAAAACCTGTTTACTCTGCGAGCTGAAATGCGCGGCGCACTGGCTGTTTACCAGCCGACTGCGGTTCGTTACGGTAGTTTGACACTGTAATTAAAGAAGGGGCTGCTGTAATGGCAGTCCCCTTTTTACCATTAGGGGTGCAACATGAAAATCAAAGTGATTGGGCAATGGTCATCTGAAGATTTCGGAAATGTTACTGACGGTGACGTCTTAGAAATTGATCCGTTTTTAGCTGAACAGTTTATTCAAAGAGGGTATGCCTATGCGGTAAATACCTATGAAACGAAAGTTGTAAGGCAGACTCCCACTGTTGGTGATGTCCCTTTGGCATCTGGACCGGACAGCGATGTTTCGTTGTCGCCAGCGGTCCCAGCCTCACGCAAGAAGATTGCGACAAGCTCAAAAGCGAAAAAGTAATTGTCATAAATACCACAGCAAAGCGTATGCCGTGGGCTGATGTGCTTTATGCTTGTGATGAATCGTGGTGGGATCGAAACCCTGATGTATGGAAGCCATTCAAGGGAATGAAATTTACTTGGTCAAAGGAAGCAGCGAGTAATTATTTTCTGCTTTACGCTCCGGGGGAAACTGGGGAGGGACTCGGCAGGGATGTACTACACGCAGGCGGCTCAAGTGGTTATATGGCCGTAAACCTTGCCTACTTTCTGGGCGCTGCTGAAATCTATTTGCTGGGCTTTGATATGCAAATGACAGATGGAATGACGCACTGGCATGGCGATCACATTAATCAAAACAATCCCACACCTGATATGTTGTCAAAGTGGGCGCGCGGGTTTGTTCCCATGTGGTCAGACTTGCGTGATCTGGGCATTCCGTTGATTAACTGCACTAGGCAAACCGCAATGACAATTCCGCGCATGGACCTAGATGAGGTGCTGGCGCAATGACACCCGCTGAATACTGGCAGAACAATAAAAACCTTGATCACATAACTCCACCAGGCGAGAGATTTCCAGAGGTTGGTTTGTTTGAGGCGCTCCACAAGGCCGTTAGCGGCACGTTGTGCGAGTTTGGCTGCGGTGATGGGCGCTTGGCTTGTGCGTTTAGCCCTGACGCTTATACGGGCTTTGACATCAATCAACACGCCATTGCTGCTGCTAGAAAGAACAATCCAGCGCATGTTTTTGGCTCTGCACTTGTACCGGCTGAAACAATCCTTGCATATACAGTGCTGCTGCATATACCTGATCACGAAATTGAGGCGATTATTAAACAATTTTTGCCATATAAACGCATTGTGATTGGCGAAATTATGGGCAGACAATGGCGCAGACCTGGCAATCCTCCGGTGTTTAACCGTGATCTGTCCGAATATGTGGAAATGATTGGCCGTAACTACAACAGAATTGAGGTTCCATATCCGCGTTACGGGTGTAATTTGGAGTTGATCGTATGCTGACGGTGGTCTGTGTCTTAAAATCTGGTGGCTGTTATACGCCAGAATATGTCCAAAGGCTCAAAGACGGCGTTGATCGAAACCTTACAGGGCATAACTTTGTGTGTTTTTCTGACGTTGATGTGCCTTGTGACCGCATTGCATTGACCAAAAACTGGCCTGGCTGGTGGTCAAAGCTGGAAATATTTACGCTGACCGGCAAAACGCTGTATTTTGATCTTGATACAGTGATTACAGGCGACTTGCGTCAGATTGCTGAGTACCCACATGAGTTCACTATGCTGTCAGACTTTTACACGCCAAATAAGCCAGCAAGCGGCGTGATGGCGTGGCAAGGCAACTATCAACACATTATGGACGATTACGATCACAATAAAACCTACCCTGGACACGGCGATCAGGGGTACATTGCAACAAAGATATCGCCAGAACGGTTCCAAAACGTACTACGCAGCCAAATAACAAGCCGAAAAGCTCTGCACACACGCAACGATAATGAGCGCGTGGTGTGTTTTCACGGAGAGCCAAGACCGCATGAGGTGGGCTGGGCGGTATAGTTTATAAACAAACAGTTTAAAACCTGATAAAATAGAGCAATAGTCACCGGAGCAGGCAGCAAAATGAGATATATAACTACTGTTTCAGGCGTTGAGCCGGTCACAATGCAACAAGTTAAGGACCATTTGCGCATTACTTGGGAAGAAGAGGACGCATTGATCTACTCTTTTTTGGTAGCGGCGCGAGAGTATGTTGAAAAAATCACATCACAAGCGGTAATTCCACAAACCATCAAGGCTTATTACGACAATCTGCCTGTGTTTTCTGGCTCTTTGTCGCTACCTTTGTCAAATGCTGTTGCCATTACATCGGTAAAATACCTTGATAGCGCATACGCTCAAATTACTATGCCGTCATCAGAGTATTATTTGACCGTTGGGCAACCGAACAAAGTTTTTTTTAAAAGTCCAGCACCTGCTTCCGCAGACCAGCCGGACAGCGTTGAGATTATTTATACCGCAGGATATGGGTCAGCGCCGTTTAAGCCATTTGCCCAGGCAATACGGGCATCAATACTTGTAATGGTTGCCGATCTTTATGAAAACCGAGAGTCACAAAGCAGCCAAAAGTTTGAACAGAACATGACCGTTGAAAGGCTGCTTGGCATGAATAGGGAGCTGGGACTGTGAGAACGGGACGGCTACGACATTTAGCACAATTTCAGCGCGCAACTGTGACTAGCAACAATTTTGGCGAGCCGGTGCAAACGTGGACAGTGTTATCTGAGGATTACATTGCCATTGAACCCTTACGCGGCAACGAAAAGTTTTCAGCAATGCAGGTCCAAACAGACATAGACACACGGATCATTGCTCGCTGGCACAGAGTGCTGTCTACGCTAACAACTAAAGATCGGATTGTGTTTGGATCTATTATTTACGACATTAAAGAGGTCTTAAACATAGACCAGCGAAACCGTGAATTGCACATTATGGGGCGAGTTCATGGTTGACGTATCAGTCAAAATTGAAGGTTTAGAAGATGCAATGAAAGCAATGCTGGCTGCTTTTCCGACTAATGAGCGCAGGCAGCGCGGCATACTTAATGCCTCAATCAGGACTGCGGCAACAGATACAATACTGGCCGATGCAAAGCAAAGAGCAAAAAGCGGTGACGGTTCTGGTGCATTGTCCGAGGCGCTTGGCATACGGGCAACAAGCAAGAAGAAACTAAAAGCGCGCCGTGTTGTGGCAGGCGTTGAAATTGTTCCGGTGCGCTCAAACATGAAGGCAATGGCAATGTATATTCAGCACTATTACACGGCTAAGGGAAAGACAGCTCCAGCCAAGATGCTGAGCAGCGGTGTCCGTCATGGTCACCTAGTTGAGTTTGGCAGTTTAAACAATCCAGCAAGGCCTTTTTTGTGGCCTGCTGCTGAGTCAAAACGATCCGCGTATATTGGCAGGTTTGCTGCTGATTTGACCAAAAAAACTGAAGCTGCCGTGCGTAGAGAGGCAAAAACGCGATGATGGAAATCGGGCTTGTTGCGCGGTTAAAAGTTAATCCGGCAATTGCTGGCGGTCGAATATTTCCGCGTTTGCCGCAAAATCCAACCTTCCCACTGGTTAGATACCAGTTAATAAACGTAAGCAGGACTAACGATATCACGGGCGCAAATGTCGGTCCAAGCCAGTTTACGGTACAGATTGATTGCATGGCGCGCAGTTACGGAGATTCCAAAACCCTTGCTGAAAGTGTATTTGATAGACTAAATGGGTATAATGGAACGTGGGGTGCAGATATTTGTCGTTTTTGTACGATTGACACAGAAAACGACTTTTACGAGCAAGACGGTGACGATGTAACGCATTGGGTATCCCAGCGTTATATGATCTGGACAAACAACGATTAATTTTAGGAGATACGCATCATGGCAACAAATGCAAAATTGGGGGCGTTAAGCTCTTTAAAGTTAGGTGATGCAGCGTCACCTGAAATATTTACTACTGTGGCAGAGGTGCTGCGGGTTGGCTCAATCGGCCAATCGGCCAGTGAAATTGAAGTTACCCACTTGTCGTCAACTTCCAAAGAGTACATCGGTGCTTTGCCTGAAGGCTCAACAGTGGAATTTAGTGTAAACTTTGTTGGCGGCACTCAGCAGAACGCTTTGCGCGATGCAGTGGGCAAAACAAAAAACTTTAAAATGCAGTTTAGCGACAAAACACAAGCTTCTTTTGCGTTTGTTATACTGGGCTTTGCGCGCGACGAAACCTCACCAGAGGCGCAATTAACCGCTACGATTAATGGCCGCATTACCGGCAATATTACCTGGGGCGTTTACACCTGATGAAAGCTGATGACCTGCTGAATATTAATGATTTAAAAACAAAAACAATTCATGTTCCCAAGTGGAACAAGGATATTATTATTCAAGAACTGGGATTGCTGCCAATGATGGAGCTTTACCAGTCGATGGATATTAAAGATATTCAAAAAGGGCAGATTCAGGTTAAGCCGTTGGACATTGCGCGAATTGTTGTCATGGGCGTTGTCGATGAAAATGGCGCGCCAGTTTTTACTGATCAGCATATTCCGGCATTAGCTAAAAAGAACCGTGAAGCATTAATGTTTATTTACGGTGAAATAATGTCTCTGTCTGGCACTGAGGATGACGCGGCAAAAAACTAGAATGCCAGCCGTTGCTGTTATCGGTGTACCGGCTGGCGTTTTACTTTAAGCGTCCGGTGAGTGAATTAAACATTACCTGGCGCGAGTTTTTGTACTGGCAAGCCTATTTGGATATTGAGCCACCAGAGCAAGGCGACAACAACCGCACTGCGGCGCTGCTGGCACAGATTACAAACATGTCTGGCAGGTCGTTACCAGATCGCAAGCGTGTAAAGCCTGAAGATTTTATGCACAAGCCATCTGAAGAAAAGGCACAAACTGAGCAAGATCAAAAAGCGTTTTTACAAGGGCTGGGAGGCTTTAAATAATGGCTGCAAGTGCCGGTACAGTTACCCTTGATCTTGATGCTAATTCCGTCAAACTTCTGCGGGAACTCCAAAAGGCTGAAAAGTCAACAAAGAAAAGCGCCAGCAATATGGGCGCAGACTTTTCTAGGATGGCCTCTAACATTGCCAAAACTACCGCAGTTGTTGCGACTGCCTTTGCTGCGATGGCAACAAAGATTACCCGCGATGGTTTAAAGGTCATTGACGCAAACGCCAAAATGGCGCGCTCTTTAAACGCCAGCAATGATGCTTTGATGGCGCTTCAAATGGCTGCGGGTGATGCAGGGCTTGATGGTTTGGAAGGTTCTCTTAGCAGAATGACAAGGGCGCTGGGCGCAGCCGAGCTTGGGACTGGCAGGGCTGTCAAAACCATTGAAGTGCTGGGTCTTGATCTTGCTGCTTTGTCTCAAATGGACGTTGATCAAAAACTGCAAACCATTGCCGAGGCAATCCGTAGAGCTGGCATATCATCTGAGCAAGCTTCACGCCATTTACAAAACCTTGGCTTTGATCAAGCACAAGCCATGCAATTCTTCACAAGCGGAATAACTGACCTTGGCAATTACCGGCGGGAGATTAATGCTCTTGGCTTGTCGCTGTCGTCTTTTGACGCTGCAAGAGTTGAGCGCGCCAATGACGCAATGGGTGTTTTTGGCGATGTTGTACAAGGAATCAGCCAGCGCGTTGCTGTAAACATGTCTGACATACTGTATTACTTTTCCGAATCGTTTACCCAGATGGCCGTTGAATCAGGCAATCTTGGAACAATTATTGATGAAATGTTTCACAAGATATTAATGGGCAGCATTAATGTATTTGAAGCAATCGGCACAGCACTGTCGCCAATTATTGCGATCACAAAAAGCCTTTGGGACAGCTTCATGGCGCTGCCGCAGTTTGCTCGCGAGCTTGGCATTGTTGGCGCATTGCTGTTTGGCCGCGCAGGGCTTGCTGGGGTGATTGCAATTACTGCTGCAATTAAAGCTCTACAGTCTGCTGTTGGATATGCAGCAAACCAAGTAGCTATGACTGGCAGTGAAACATTTGCAGGCTCTCAACTTGATCGTTTAAATAAATTATTGTCAGGAGAAACACAGTTTAGCCCTATGGAAGAGGTGGCAGGACTGTTTAGTCCTAATTACGAAAACAACATAGCAGCACAGGCATCTCGGCTAAGACAAATGATGGAAGGCGTTTCAACCGCGCGCGAAAACCTGCGGGTGCAAATGTCTCTTGATCCAATGTGGAACGATCCAAGCATTAATGATTTGCTTGATGGGCCGCCTGTCAGTGACGGCCTTGATGATGAGTTGGTTGCTGTTCAGCAATTTACTGCAAAAGCAGAATCACAACTTAATCAATTTGCGCAACAAGCGGCAAACAACATGCAAACCGCGTTTGCTGACTTTCTTTTTGATCCGTTTAAAGAAGGTCTGCGCGGCATGTTGGCAGGCTTGATTGATACCCTGCGCAGAATGATTGCTGAAATTGCAGCGCAAAAAATTCTAGGCGCTATTTTTGGCGGGCTGGCTAATTCATTTAATCCAACTATCGCAGGCATTGGCGCGGCGTTTGGAGGTCAAGCATTTGTCGGCCCGATGCCCTCGCGTGATTCGGGCGGCAGAGGCGCTGCCGGACAGCCATACATGATCGGCAGAGGGGCGCAGCCAGAGGTATTCATTCCAGACAGCGCAGGAACCTTTATACCTAACGCGGATCAGATGGGCGGCACTACATTTAACATTACCGTAGATGCGCGTGACGCTGGCGCAGAGGCGCGTATACGGGACATGATTAACCAAGAGATGGCTCCGCAAATTATCGCTGCTGCTAAAGGCTCAACAATGGCCGCGATGCGTAGGCCGAGGTTTGCATAATGGCTGAAATTACGATCCCAACTTTGCTTGCATCCAACGTGACGTTTGGCTTATCTCGCGCTGATGTAGCAACTGAATTGCTGACCGGCGCGGCGGTGTTTACCGAGTTTACAAAAGCGGGATGGGTGTATCAGGCGCAACTCGTAATCCAGACTTATGATCAAGGCCAAGCCTGGGCGGTGGCGTTGTCGCAACTGTCTAGGTTCTCAAACCATTTTAAAGCCGGCCCACCGGCTTACGCAGGCGGTGCTTATACAACCACCACTTTACAAGTTAATGGCGCTGGTCAACTCGGAACCAGCTTAAACATAAAAAACGGCGCATTTACAACAACAGTAATTCGTGCAGGCGAATACTTTGAAGTTAACGGCGAGTTAAAATTGGCCGTTACAACTTGCGTGACAAACGGCTCTGGTAATGGGTCGGTAACTTTTGAGCCACCACTGCGACAGGCTCCGCTAAACAACGCAAGCATTAACCTTGCGACACCTAAAGCCAAATTCAGGCTGACCAGTCCTCAAGCAAGTTGGCGTGTGGAGCCTGGCAAGTTTTACATCATAAGCCTTGACGCAGTGGAGCTGTTATGAGCCGTGATTTAACAGCAACAATGCAAACGGCACTGGCGGAGCCTACAATTCGGCCGGTGTTAATTGCTTACCTTGATATTGCAACCGACCCGATCAGCATGTGGACAGGCGCTGGGACGTTTGCGCCTACTGGCTCTGGCGATACTATCTTAAACGGCAAGACATTTTACTCAGCACAGTCCTTTGTTGATGTGTCGGACATTGTCGAAGACCAAGGCATCGGTGGACCAGTATCCATTGTTTTAAAAGCCAATGATCTTGATGAAGATGCGTTAAGGCAGATTGCGCGAGATCGTGACGCATGGCGCGGCAGACCTGCATACATCTGGATGGGGCTGCTTAACAGCACCCTAAACGCGGTACACGCAGATCCAGTGCGAATAAAAACGGGCATCATGACTCAGATTATTGTTGCCAGATCATTTGGCGAGGTTGCTATAAAACTGACCGTTGATGTTGATGTCAGCAATGCTCGATCAGCTCCGTTTCGCTTACTGGATCACCAAAGGATTCACCCTGGCGATACGTTTTCAAGTTATGTGATAGAGCTGTCAAACAAATCATCTGGACTTGAGCGCACTACAGGCAGCATGAATGTTGCCGCGTATGATCAGAATGAAGCGTGGGCGCGTGATAACCAGTGGAATGAGAACACATGAGTTTTTTCAAAAAGCTGTTTAAAGGAATTGTTGTTGGCGCGCTAGTTGGTTTGACTGGCGGTCTGGCGCTTGCTGG